AGGCAATGGCAATGGCAATGGCAAGCAAGCCCGATGGTGCGCGTTTTCGCAAAGACCGAGCGTCTTATGCCAGCATGATGCAGTTTGCGTCAGACCAACACGATTTTATTGATGATGAAACCATTCCTTGTTTTTGCGGGGACTGATGAAATACGACCTTGACAACGAAGCCCAGGCTTTGGCCTTGATGCGTAGTCTTTGGCCCAAGATCAAAGATGCGTTAAACGCTGGCAGACAGCTCACGATTGAGGTTAAACCTGCAAAACGAACAGACCCACAAAACGAGAAGTTTCACGCCATCATTGGCGACATCGCCAAACAAGCGCAGCACATGGGCGTTAAGTGGGACGCGGAAGATTGGAAAAGGCTTTTAGTTCAGGAATATTGCAAAGAAAAAGGATTGGCAGCAAGGAAAGTCATTCCTAACCTTTCTGGTGATGGAATTGTCCAGTTAGGGATGCAGACCCGCAAATTCACAAAAGAACAGGCCAGCGAGTTTGTTGAATTCTTATTGGCTTGGTCGGCAGAAAATGGAGTAACAATCAATGAAATGTCCTAAATGTGCGGCTGCAACAGACGTAAAACACACAAAAGACGGTATTCGTACAAGAGAGTGCTTTAACGAACACACTTTTAAAACGCAAGAAATCGTGATAACAGAGCCAAAGTTGAAACGCGATTGGAAAAAAAGCCGTGATACCAAAATTTAACTATTTCAGGAGCAAAAAGCACCTGATGAACGTGGCAGACCTGCCCTGCCAGAATTGCTACATTGAAGGCCAGACCCAGGCGGCACACTCAAACTGGGCTGAACACGGCAAAGGACGGGGAATCAAGGCCAGCGACGAATACACGGCGGCACTCTGCCAAACCTGCCACACAGAGCTGGACCAAGGCTCACATCTATCCAAAGATCAAAGAAGACAGATGTGGGATAGAGCCTATGAAAGAACAAAAGAAAGATTAAAAGAACAGAATCTATGGATTTCGTAAGAGCTGTTAAGCCAGCATTCGAGGATGTTTCTTTAGGGAATTTTCTGGCTTTCTGCCCTATTAAGACGAGACCAAATCGAGGCTCTTACATCTAATAAAAAAGCATTACTCTCGGAGAAGCTGACTCCCATCTTCACGTAGATAGAGTAAAGACTAATGGAGGGATAGAGAGGATGACTATTTGCATGACAACACAAAACAAAAAAGAAAGAAATTAGATGAATAGACGCTTGAAGCACTTTTCAGCGACAATCTGCATTATTACGCACACGCGCATTAGGGGAAACCATGACGGCATTACTTCACCCACTTGATCGCCCGAAGATGGGTAGACCGCTGCTTTATCCATTGACTAACCCTTGCTGGCAGAGGATTGTTGACGGCATATCTGCGGGCAAGAGCTTAACCAGCGTCTTGAAGGAAGATGGGATGCCTAGCTATCGCCTAGCTAGGAACATGATTTCTGACAACGTAGAGTTCCGAGCCATGTATGAGAAGGCCGTGGAGGATAGGGCTGACAAGCTGGCAGAGGAGATCATTGAGCTATCAGATGCGGAGATGCCTGAAGGACTAAGGGGGCCAGAAGCTAGTGCCTGGGTGCAGCAAAAGCGCCTACAGGTGGATGCAAGGAAGTGGGTGGCCAGTAAGCTCAAGCCTAGAACTTACGGTGATCGCATTGATGTCAGCGTTGTTGACCAGCGTATCAGCGTGATAGACGCTATTACCGAGGCGCAATCAAGGGTAACATTCGACAAGACCAACGCCACAGACGTCACGCCCAAGGATGGCCAATGACCCATCCGGCCAATGGGGGGGGGTAGGGCCGAGAAGGGAAAGGTCACAGGAACGGTGGCTCCGTGAACAATTTTTTTTTATAACTGCCTGAATTTATTTTTTTATGCAAACCCCAATCTATAAATCGGAAGAAGAACAAAAGTTAATGGTTGAGCTGTGGTCGCCTGCGATTTCGGATGATCCTGAATCGTTTGTGTTGTTTGCTTTCCCTTGGGGTCAAAAAAACACACCTTTGGCTAATTTTGCTGGTCCAAGAAAGTGGCAAAGGGAAGTTCTGAGGGAAATAACGTCCCATATTAAGAGGCAAAAAGGGTTAATTGACTATGAAACTATCAGAATGGCTGTGTCGTCTGGTCGTGGAATTGGTAAGTCTGCGCTAGTTTCTTGGCTTATTCTGTGGATGCTGACAACAAGGATTGGCGGCTCTGTTGTCGTTTCGGCCAACAGCGAAAATCAGTTGCGTTCGGTTACATGGGCTGAATTGACTAAATGGGCGGCTATGCTCATCAATAGTCATTGGTGGGAGATTTCGGCGACAAAGTTAATTCCTGCGCAGTGGCTAACTGAGTTGGTAGAGCGTGATTTGAAGAAGGGTACGCGCTACTGGGCATGTGAGGGCAAGCTGTGGAGTGCTGAAAATCCTGATTCTTATGCTGGTGTCCACAACCAAGACGGCATGATGTTAATTTTTGACGAATCTAGCGGTATTCCTAACCCGATTTGGGAAGTGGGTGCTGGATTCTTTACCGAAAACACACCGGACCGCTATTGGTTTGCGTTTTCTAACCCACGTAGGAACGAAGGCTACTTCTTTGAGTGCTTTCATGCCAAACGGGACTTTTGGACATCAAAAATTGTTGACGCTAGAACTGTGGAAGACACAGATAAGTCTATTTATGCCCAAATTATTGCGGAATACGGAGAAGATTCAAGCCAAGCCAAAGTTGAGGTCTACGGAGAATTTCCGTCCGCAGGAGAAGATCAATTTATCTCTCCGATGATTGTGGATGACGCCATGAGCCGCCCAAAATGGAAAGATTTAACCGCACCGATTATTGTGGGGGTTGATCCAGCTAGGGGCGGGGCTGACTCTACCGTGATTGCCGTCAGACAAGGACGGGACATTGTTTCTATAAAACGCTATAAAGGCGAGGACACAATGGAAATCGTCGGTAGAGTGATTGAGGCTATCGAAGAATTTAAACCTACGCTTACCGTAATTGACGAAGGCGGTTTGGGGTACGGGATATTGGATCGATTGACTGAGCAGCGATACAAAGTTAGGGGCGTTAACTTTGGAAACAAAGCAAAACAACCACAGGCATTTGGAAATAAACGCGCTGAAATGTGGAATGATATGAGGAATTGGTTAAAATCTGCTAGTATTCCGACTGATAGACAATTAAAAGCCGACTTGACTGGGCCGACAAAAAAGCCAAATTCGTCAGGTACGATATTTTTGGAAGGCAAAAAAGAAATGAAAGCTAGAGGTCTTGCGTCACCTGATGCTGCTGATGCAATTGCTGTAACTTTTGCTTTCCCCGTGGCGCATAGGTCATACACAGAAGTTGCTAGACGTATTGTGACTGATCGCAGTACCGTAGCAACTGGATGGATGGGAGCTTAAAATGGCTACAAAAAAGAATGTTTCATTATCTGTAGGCCGAGGCGAAAAGTTGCCCATTAGCAAGGGTGCTGGTTTGACTGCCAAAGGGCGAGAAAAGTACAACCGCGAAACTGGCTCAAATTTAAAAGCGCCAGCACCTAATCCTAAAACGAAAGCCGACCAAGGACGCAAGGATTCATTTTGCGCGAGAATGGGTGCAGTAGCGGCCAACGCCAAGGACGGAGAACGCGCTAAAGCATCTCTTAAACGATGGAAATGTTAAAATGAAAAAACCAGGTAGTCCAGGCTTATATGCCGCAATTCACGCCAAGCAAGAGCGCATCAAAGCTGGTTCTGGCGAGAAGATGAACAAAGTGGGCAGCAAAAACGCTCCAACTGCCAAAGATTTTAAAGATTCTGCCAAAACTGCGAGGAAAAAGTAATGCCACTCGTTAAATCTAAATCACCTCAAGCATTTCGCAAAAACGTGGCCGCTGAAGTAAAATCCGGCAAACCCGTCAAGCAAGCCGTAGCAATTGCGTATTCAGTCAAACGCGAAGCTGCTAAACCAGCCAAAAAGAAATGACAGATCAAACCGGAATGGTCGCAGTAGCTAATGTAGCTGCTGGCGGCAAACCAGCAAAATCTGATACAGACATTCTGACCACGGCTCGTTCGCGTCTGGATATGGCGGTTGCTGCTTTGTCTGAATCCCGTGACGACGAAATTGACGATTTGCGCTTTTATGCTGGTTCTCCGGACAATCATTGGCAATGGCCATCAGACGTTTTAGCCACTCGCGGCGCGGTTCAGGGACAGACCATCAATGCTCGCCCCACACTAACCATTAACAAGCTGCCCCAACATGTGCGCCAAGTCACGAACGACATGCGCCAAAACCGCCCAGGGGCTAAGGTCATTCCCGTGGATGACAACGCCGACGTTGAAGTGGCCGACATTTTTAACGGCATGATTCGTCATATTGAGTACATCTCGGACGCTGATGTAGCTTATGACACCGCCTGTGAGAACCAAGTGTCGTACGGCGAAGGCTATATTACCTTGATGACGGAGTATTGCGACGAAAACACATTTGATCAAGACATCAAGATTGGCCGTGTTCGCAATAGCTTTTCGGTCTACATGGACCCATTAATTCAAGACCCTACTGGTGCGGATGCCAAATGGTGTTTTATTACTGAAGACCTAACAAAAAAAGAATACGAGCGCCAATACCCTGATGCAGCGCCAATTTCTACTTTGCAGTCCCTTGGCGTCGGTGACCAGTCAATTAGCAATTGGCTCAATGAAGATACCGTGCGTATTGCCGGGTATTACTACATTGATTACGATAAAACAACATTAAACTTGTATCCAGGTAATGCCACAGCATTTGAAGGTACGCCCGAGGACAAACAGTTGCGTGCAATGTACGGCAAGCCTAAACGCAATCGGATATCCGAACGACCACGGGTTAAATACTGCAAAATTAATGGCTACGAAATTCTTGAGGAAAAAGAATGGGCGGGCAAATGGATTCCTGTGATCCGTGTTGTGGGCAATGAATTTGAGGTGGACGGTAGGTTATATGTTAGCGGCCTTGTACGTAATGCCAAAGATGCCCAACGCATGTATAACTATTGGGTGTCTCAAGAAGCTGAAATGCTTGCGCTTGCGCCAAAGGCTCCATTTATCGGCTATGGTGGTCAGTTTGAAGGCTACGAAGACAAATGGAAAACTGCTAACACTAACAATTGGCCTTATTTAGAAGTCAATCCAGACGTTACAGACGGCTCTGGCGCTATCTTGCCACTACCCCAACGTGCCCAGCCTCCAATGGCTTCCAGCGGCTTATTGCAAGCCAAATCTGGTGCATCTGAAGACATTAAAGCCACCACTGGACAGTACAACGCTTCT